TCTAATTAACTGTTAAACTATATTTGTCCATATTCTCTAACATTTTTGATATATGAAAAACTATCTTCCAATTCTTATTTGCGGTACTACTTTTTAACTTAATTTAAATATAACTAATTATTTTTTTTGTTTCATATAAACAGTTGTCGTTATATGCTGATACTATAAATAAATCCCCCATTAATTTACTTTGGATAGGTGTAATGGGTACTTTTATCCAAGCATAGATACTTTTTAAGTTGTGAATTAAATCATTTTTAAAACAATTTAAAGCCCTTTAAGTTCGAAAACTAATATATTATTATTACGAATTCTGTGTATTGAACCAAACAAATAAATCCAGTAATGCTATTCTAACATGTGAATAAAACTCAGACCAGTTGTCACTTGTAAATGCTTCTCGTGGCTCTTCATTAGAAATCATGGTATAGTAAATATATTTGTTTTCTTTAACAGAGTAAGAAATCCGAATATAATTGCCCATTCCGAGACCGCCTTCGTACAAATGAATTATATCTTTATACCCATATTCGATAAAGTCATTGGGTCTTAAAGCCGTTCTGCCTCTATAAATATCAGAAAAGAGATGTTTATCGGTTTTTTTAGTTAAATAATTTATGATATCATCGGCAACTATTTTATCGGGTAATTGAACTAGAAATGCGTCCATATTATTTTATAGTAAAAACCTTTAAGTTCATCTTTTTATAAATGGTTTAAAGACAAAACAGATTATATTATCAAGATATGTACCAATTACGTGGTTGGATAGATGAAGATAAGATTAACTGGAACAATGTATTACGCCAGAAAAAGGCTTTTCAGATGAGTCAAAAATATATTGATAGAATGTTTGAACAATTAATTGTTCCAGAACCATGGCAGCAGTCTGGTATATATGAGCGTGAAGATATTGTTCCCGTATTAAAAAATTACCCAGATAAAATTCATTGGCCGTGCTTATGCCAAAATAGAAGTCCAGAAGCGATTGCTTTGTTAGCAGAAAATGTAGATAAAATTTGTTGGCGTCGTTTAGCAGACAATCCAAGTGCTATTCCTATTTTGGAAAAACATGTAGATATGTTACTTTTAGATGATGTAAGTATTCGTTATTTATGTGTAAATCCAAATCCAGATGTAATCCCTATTATAGAAAAAATTTTGGAACAAGCTCCCGAAAAAATAGATTGGGAATATTTAGCAAAAAATCCAAATGCGATACCTATTATAAAACAAAATTTGGATAAAATACTTGATAACAAACGTGCTTTCCAAAATTTTTTAAGTGATAATACTCATCCAGAGGCAATTAGCATAATAGAACAAAATTTGGATAAATTTGATGTACATGGCTGGTATTGTTTACAATATAATACATCAGCTCTTCCTATTATGGAAAAAAATATTGACAAATTATATTTAGATTGGTATAACTTAGTAAAAAACCCAAATGCTCTTCACTTAATTGAACAATATATGGATAAACATAGTCATAGTCCCCTATATTTACTTGTATATCCACATACAATTCATTTGGCGGACCGTGTAGAGGAATCAAGATTTCGTAATTATAACGAAGTTTGTTGGAGATTCGTATATGACCATATGCCAGCCTATAACAGTCCAATTCAAAAAAAAGTAATAGCCTTTATTGAAAAATACGCAGACAAAGCGGCGGATTTCCGTCGCTTGTCACCAATAGCAAACGCAATTCATATTTTGGAAAGAAATTTGGATAAAGTTGATTGGTCCCGGTTGTCTTGTAATCCCGCGGCTATTCGCATATTAGAAAAAAATCAAGATAAGATTGACTGGGATTCCTTCTCTTTTAATTCAGAAATATTTGATTATAGTTATGAATATTTGGAAGAACGGTGTAATATTTATAAAGAAGAACTTATACAGAAGGCGATGAGTCCAAAAAAGTTACAAAGATATATAGACGACGGTTACGATATGGAAGAATTTTTAGAATTTCTATAAAATATATGATAACAATATAAATAAAACGCAAGTATAATATCATTATGGCAGACAGTTATTTTATTTTATCAGTCTTGAATATTTATTATAATGATGTCGAATATTTACAATTGATAATAGACAAAAGTCTAGCAACAAGATTTTATTGCTATGAAGACGAAGATTCTACAACGTATGAAGACGACGTTGCTGAGAGTAGAAAAAGACAGCTTGCTGTGCATAATCCAAGACAGATTCTTATATATAGTAATAAAAATTTTAATAAAGTGCTTTGTGAGACAAAATACAAAGCCCGTATTGAAACATTTATAAATGAATGTCATAGAAATTGGGATGATATTACAAAAATCGTCAAAGTTGAAGAAAGAATTGAGTCTGATAAGTTGTCCATTATTAATGGACGTTGGACAATTACACCGACCGAAAAGAAAAATATTGTATAAATATTATATAATAAAGCTATTAAATATATTAAATATATATATTTATCTATATTTAATGTCAACTGAGGAATATTTGTGCTGGAATGATACTTCGGTAGCTGATATATTTTTAAGATTAATTACCAAAAGAAAAGTGTTATTAAATTATGATTTTAACAGTATCGATTATGATGAGAATCATTTAACATTAGACGAGTTTAATTATGATTATAGAACATTGGAAGGTTATATTGAGTGGAAAAGAGTAAATAAACCCATTCAAAAATTTTCATTTTACAATTTCACACCTCATAGTATGAAATCTTTTTTACAATTAATTACGTACGATACAGATAACAAAGACGAATTAATCAAATTATGGGAAAATGAGATGATAAGGGGGACGAATGTAACTTATCTACCAAGAGTGAAGGACCAAACATTTCTACTATCTAAATTATAAAATATATTTTAATAAAAACATATTAAAAACCACTTATTTATTAGTATTATAAACTATGGGTAATACTAATAAAACACAAACCAATACAGCAGCGCCAATCAATACAGAACTGATAACCAGTGCACCCCCTTTGTCCGCTTGTATTCTTAATCCTTTAGACCCCGTTTTAGATGAAATAGCCGCATCTCGTAAAAAATGGCAAGAAGAAAAGGCGGAACAAGACAAAAAGGACGAAAAATATAAAAATGTGCCTTTAACAAAGGAATTTCTTCAACAAAATATTGACAAGGAAAGTTATTATGAAATTAATGGTCCGGCGACCCGTTTTCTAACAAAGGATATATATGGTTTTGACATTTTAAAAATTAATTTATCGGATTTTGCTTTCAAACGCCATAAGTATATCAGTTCTGTAAACGTTAGCATTGTTTCCAAATATGCTGGTAATGATAGTGACGATGAAACAATTCATACTCTTTTACAAAATTCCAAATATAACTTGTCATTTGACATATATAATTTAATTTTTTATGGAGATTTTGTACAAAATCAAAATCTATTGCTATCGAACAATTTATCAAACTATATTGTATTGCCGCAGTTTATTACAAAGAATTATGCGAATATTGATATTAATATTCTCAATGTAAAAAAACTGTTGCTTATTTTGGACAAATTGGAAATTAATATTTTGGTGACAGAGGTCGATTTTAATGAATTTGCTGAAGGCCGAATCAATTACAAATCTTGTTTTGAGCAAGATTACGACAGAAATGACGGAACATGGAATAAATTAAACATTGCTAATGGTAGTGGATGTACGTGTGTTGGTTATGCTATGAATATGCCTACAAAGAAATTAGATGATATGATTGGATAAATAAATAAATGTTCTAGTCTATATAACTCGATAGTACTTATCCGTTTTCTTTTCAAATTCCAAGCCTCTGATATTCACTTCCAATCTATATATTTCTCTTGGAATAGTATGAACCAAGAAGAATGGATTTAGGTACATCATTGACCCGTATATACCACAGCTTAGTTTTCTAGCACCATTAGTTAATACATCTGAATATAAATACGGTTTTCTTGTTAGTTGGTTTGACATAAGATCGTAATAATCGGATTCCTTTACGCCGCGGTAAAATCCCAGAACCGACCAACCTACAATCATACCGGCAACACAATTCGCTTTATCAAGTATTATTCGTTTCATGGTTAGATAGATACATCATATTATCACGTTATCTTTATTTCAATTTTATATTATATTTACAAAATTGAAATGACTATAAGTTATTCGTTAAAATCTGCGCATCGTCTTCCCTTTACGTATTTTGCGCTTCGTATTTCTAGTTTTTTGTGAGTATTTTGTTAGTTTATCATTGTAAATAGAGAAGGTAGTCCAAGGTTGTTGTGGTCTGTCCTCCAAATAGTTCCTTAAATAAGCCCATTCCCGATTCTCATCGCAAAACTTGTTTTTGATAAATGGGATTCCGCATGAGTTACCCCAGCGCAGCAAAAACGACATATTCTTTGCCATAGTGGAATCGCATACATTGCCGTCTAGTGCACCGCGTGGTTGAAACGGCTTGGGTCTAGAAGGGTCTGACATGTATTCGCGCGCGTCCAATTCATAGTGGCTACAGCACGTTCTAGAGCACGGATTCTCCTTATTCAAATAGACATCATAATGGTCTCCGATAATCTGTTTCGCTACTTCAATATTCAGCTTACCCTTATATTGGTCCATGAGGTCGCTGAGACGAACCCGTCTTGCTCCTTGGTGTCGACGGATATCATCGAATCCGGTATTGACGCACTCAAGATTGCGGATTCGAGGGTCATATGGTGCGTTAAATCCGATAAAATAGCCGTCCTTTGTGCGCTCAGTGTTATGAAACCGTAACCCCAATTCGATGCGCATAATTTCGTTGGTATTGGTGTCGGCGAAAAGCCATGAGTTCGCATAGTCGCCCGAGTTGCCGTCGAGCAACATTTGCTCATAATCGTCCAAGTTGTTGCCATACTGCATCGCCTTTCTGATACGGCAAGAAATGGGCATATTGTTTTCATATGCGAAGAATCCACCAATCGTGGTTTCCGTGCCGATAATTCCGGCACTTGTGACGAAAAAATCGGTACCGGACCATATCCAGCCGGGGAAACCCATCATGAGAATACGATTGCCCTTTGTCGGTCTTAAATCGACTACATATCTAGCGAATTGACCGTCAGCAAAATTGGAGAAATTGTTGTGCGCAACCACCACTTTTCCGTCGGCGGTCCAGCTTCCGGTAGCAATGAACGCACTACACCGTTCTTGTTGTCCACCGCCTTCTTTGGAACCAACCGAAGATCGAGCAGTGCCTTTTATAGCTATCGCAAGCTCCTCCGGTAATTCGGCCCAAAAATTCTCGGTCAAGGTGAAATAATTGTTCCACGCGACCACCTCATCGACACGCATGTTTGCGCCCTTTGCGAAACCGACCATTTCATCGTAAAATTCTTGGAAATTCTCTTTTATTTTAGGGCTATAATATTTACTACACGATTCAACAAAAAAATCCCATTCCACACCGTAGTCGTTGTAAATGATGAAACGAATGGTTTTCATTACATTTTCCATATCTTTCGCAATAAGCTTACCATATGCGTAACCGCGCTCCAAAGGCCCACCACGAATAGAAATGTATGTCCATCCATTTAAATCGTATCGTATACCATTTTTTACTCTTATTGTATTTGACATATATAATAATTCGATATTATTTTATATGTTAACAATTATAATCATAATAATAATTAGCGTGTATCAATCTCATTTGATTCTTCCAATTCATCAAATTCGAGACTATTGTGATTATGAATATCAAATACCTTTAAAGGTTTATCATGAGTTTCGTGAGTTACTGTCCATCCTAAAAGTTTCGAAACAATGTGAAAGAAACTAACAAAAAATCCGATTAATATAATGAAAAATGCCACAATATCGCTTCTAGTCACTTTTTGTTTTAAATAGAATTGATTGATAATTAATATTAAGCAAAATTGTATTATAATAAGTAAAAATGTGTCTTGAGTTGGTGTAACAAGGTCATATTTGTCGCCAACCATTATTGTAAAGGTCATGACAATCCAATCTAACCATGCGAAAGGTATTGCCATTTTATAAGCCTCCCACATGGTCAAGTTCTTATATGGTAACGTAACGAATTGACCCCACATCGAAAAACTTTGCGCAACAATAAACAATACTAAAAATAATACATAATACGGTAATTTAGCGTATTCCATTTAATATATACTTATACTTTTCTTATACTTTTTAGAAAAGTATAGCAAAACAAAACATAACAAAACATAACAAAACATAACAAAACAAAACCAATATACTTTTTAGAAAAGTATAATATAATATATAATGAACTTTGCCTATACATTTTTACTATGGTTGTTTCTAAATATAATGGTAGGACTAACAATGGACTTTGCGCTTTTTACTCAAACGGTGCCCGAAATGAAAGATGCTACTATATTTAAAAAAATAGTGTTTTCAGAGTTTTGGGCATCTATCGAATGGATGTTTTTAATCCCCGCAAATCGCATTGCGAATACCTTTTTAACCCCGGCACAGATTTCGCTGTCCTCCTATGTATTCGACTTTTTAGCACAACTGTGGTCCAATGCGTTTTGGTTGAACCTTCCCACTACCATCGACGACTACGTAGGTATGTTCCTCATATTATTTGGAATGTATGGAGCTAAATACACTTTGTTTGGCTAGAAGGGAAACCATAAGACAATGGCTGGTCATCCGCACTAACAACATATTTTGGGGTTCTACCTAAACCTAAATACTGTAAACCCACATATCCCATATTACCATTTAATGGGTTTTTGGGTGGCACCACATGATAATCCAACTTTTTACCAACAAAGCCTAAACCAGTTCCATTAATGAATCCCTCTTTTACAAACATCAGATTCATAGATAATGCGACAACTAACAAAACAAAAAGACATACTATGGCTTGAATATGCGTCATATTTTATATATAGTTTATATAAAATATTATGGGGAATATTATAATCGCATAAAATGCGTCACATAAATTATCGGATAATGGGTACTTAATTCATCATCATCATCTTCTTCATGTATTGCATCTGCTTTTTGTTGCTCTTCTTTTGGTACATCATTGTGAGACCAAGGATAACGAACAAGAGGATGAAGGGAAGAAGCACGAGGAACCAAGCGATTCCAACGTGTCCGTCTCTACAGATCAAGTTCAAGATCCAAGTCCAGAAGAGGATGTAAACGACCTTCATGACGAAAACCGCGATACAACTAGGGACATCACAAGAGAACATTCCTAAATTGTATTGCTTGTTGTTGCCAAGATTTTGGACAACAGCGATAGCTAAAACTAAAACCGAGATAATGAAGTATACATAGGAGGGAGTACACAATTGACTCATTTTGGTGGGGAAAGCCATTTTATAAATTATGTGTAGAAAAAATAAAAAATAATTGTATTACATTCGGCTTGAATTTGTTAGTTGGTCTTTATAGGGAAGGGGATTTACGGGAGCAGTGTACCCGTTCAACGCATTATATGCGCTCTTAAAGTTAAAGCCTACATCTCTTCCTAAATTAACCAAATCTTGGGGTACTAGGCCACCGCCTCTTCTCTTGGATTTTCTTCCACCGACCTTACTGTTACGTGTAGTGTAACCGGCATCATTGAGCGACATCTGTAATGCTGGGTCGTCGCCAACATTATACGGTTTTAAATAATTACGGTCTCCACTGATACCATCTATAGCGGGCCATTTATTTATCGATGAGCCCCAAGGTGAACCGACAAATGGTCCGGGAACTGGAGCGGATGGTTTATAAAAGGAACCACCTTTCATCAATTGACCACCATTTAACCCACATTGATCATTACATCCACCCTTTTGTCTCGGCCCTAAAATAGGCCCATAATTCAAAGGAACCGTTTGGTTAGGAACCGAATAAAAAGGAAAACCGCCCTTAAATTTGTTCATTTCTGACCAAGAGAGAGGTGGGATAGGACAACCAGATGGCCCGCAACCTTCTCCGCCTTTCAAACTTCTATGATGGAATATGCCGCATTTAGGACACAAAGTTTTTAAATAATACTTGCGAGATTTATGTTTATGACTTCTTCTATGTTTCTTGGAGCATCCCTTCATATTTATCAATTTTTGTTTTCTGGATTTATGTTTTCTTGACATTTTAGGCATTATATATTATATAAATATTATTTCACACGTAAAAAAATGTGACAAATAATATGATAAATAATATGATGAATAGCAAATGAACGCACTAAACAATTTATTCAACATCCACATGCGTCAACATATGACGACGGCAACACATTTTTTTCAAATTTAATTCGTCTAAAACCTCTCCCTCCGGTGTTTTCTCACTGTATTGCGCAGTCAGATAAATCACTTTGTCGACATGTAAATCGCGACTCATCTTACGCTTTCTTACCTCTTCACAATAATAACGATATTTATCGGCCAAAACGGTACCGCAAGTAAAGCATTTAATAGGAATAATCATTGTCTAATATAGTATGGAGATATATTTCTATATTTGTTTTAAGTCATATTCAATTTTTTTAAAATTTAAAAATGAATCGATTATTATTTAGAAATTATATAGTAGTAATCAGTAATGAGTGTTTCATCTTCTATTGGAGCTCCAATTGCGAATTGGTATTCTATAACATCAGATTCAACTGGGCAATATTTAGCGGCATGTATTTTTAATGGAGGTATTTATACATCCACAAATGGAGGAAATAATTGGACTAAAACTAGCGCTCCAAATGCGAATTGGTGGTCAATTACTTCAGATTCAACCGGGCAATATTTAGCAGCATGTATTTCTAATGGTGGTATTTATAGAACAACAAATGGAGGAAATAGTTGGACACAAACTAGTGCTCCAAATGCGGTTTGGGATTCAATTTCATCGGATTTAACTGGTCAAAAAGTAGTAGCATGTATTTTTGGTAATACAATTTATAGAACAACAAATGGCGGACAAAATTGGATACAAACTAATGCTCCAAATGCGAATTGGATATCTATTGCTTCGAATTCAACTGGAAACAACCTAGCAGCGTGTATTTCTAATGGTGGAATTTATATATCAACCGATTCTGGTTCAACATGGACTATAACTAATGCTCCACATATTAGTTGGTCATGTATTACATCAAATAGTGGGGGTAATATTTTAGCATCTGGAAGTAATACTGGAATATATATATCTACTGATTTTGGAACAACATGGACACTTTCTCAAAATTCTCCGTCAGTTTATGGTATTACATCGGATTCAAGTGGTCAATATTTAGCTACTGTTAAAAGGAATGGCGGTATTTATACATCAATCGATTCGGGTTCAACATGGACATTAACTAATGCTCCAACTGCGAATTGGTATTCTATTATTTCAGATTCAACTGGACAAAAATTAGCAGCATGTATTTCTAATGGCGGTATTTATACATCAACAAATGGGGGTCTAACTTGGGCGCAATATACGACAATAGGCTATAAAATTTCAACTGGACAAGATATCAGTGAGATTTTTCTTCCTATACAACCGGGAACTATACCCGGCAATAATACTGGTTTTACTAGTGTTATTAGTGGTCAACAAAAGGACATAGTAAATTTGTTCCAACCATATACATCTGGTTCATTAGCTCCATTAACTAATTATAAATCGACTACATATGGAAATGTCGATTTAAACACCATTTTTCAAAATAACCCCGTGGTTATATATAATGTTACAAATCAAAATAATCTTGCCTATACTGAGCAAACGGCAAATAATAAAACAGTATTAACATTTTCTGTTATAAATAATGATTATAGTAATCCGAATCCAAAAGGCACTTGTAATTTACAAATTAATGGTTCATATACTATTTATGGTGTATTGGTAGCTGCCGGCGGAGGTGGTGGAGGAGGTATAAGTCCTAAATGTGGAGGTGGTGGAGGTGGTGGTTTGTATATCTATTTTTCTTTTACTAATGTCGGAACTGGAAATTATACCATAAATATTGGCGTAGGTGGACCCGGCGGTTTGGGGCTTAATGCGGGTGGACCTAGTATTGGCGAAACATACGGTAATAGTAATTTTTTTAATTCGAATTCATCAATTAATGTTCAAGCCGAACAAGGATATGGTGGTGGTGGTGGGGGCCTCGGTTCTATTGGTGGTGAGGGTGGGACTATTTATTTAACAGATGGAGTAACACTCATACAGCAATA